GCCGGTGATCCGTCCGAATCACCATGTAAACAGAATAGATCATCCAAACAGGATTGCAAACAAAAAAATGCAGCCTGTGGATAATTTCCGCAGGCTGCACTGGAATATGGTTAACGGTGTCGAGTTTTTGACAGGTTACTGGCTGCCGAGCAGTCCCCCGTAAGGCATCTGCGTCTGCGGCAACTGCCGACGCCTGCGTTCCTCGTTCTCCCGCAGCTGCTGGATCAGCGGCGCAGACATCGGAGGAACAGTTCTGGTGGCAAAATCGCTGGCAAGGGAAGCCGCCATATCACGCAACTTTGCTTGCGCGGTTCCAACGGCAGGACTAATGCCTTCGTCCACATTCATCGCACGGGCGACCTGTCGAGCCTGACCGACCTGTTGGCCTGCCTCAACGACAGCCCTTGCACCAGTTCCGACGAGAGGAATACGGCCAGCAAGGTTGGCAATCGCAGCACCAGAACCAGACATATTTACAAGTGGGACGCCACCACTCGGAGGCGGAGACATAGCAGCTTCAGATACGCGGCGAATAGCAGACAGGGTTCCGATCTCGTCAGGCGAGAATAGGATTTCCAGCTTAGAGTTGCCTTTGCCAGTCGGCGTCCCAAACTTTGCAAAGGCGTCTCTGAAGGCTGCCTGAGAGAACTTGCCTTCTTCTTTTACTGCCGCGTTAAGCATGTATTGCACAGACTGGTTTCGGATGGCGTCCCACGCGGCAAGGTTCTGCGCCTGCTGTTCAGGCGACAGATCATTCCGAAGCAGAGCAGCCTTCATCTTTCGCAAGTCATCAATGCTGCCACCGATGACGTTGGATGAGATGAACTTCTCGGGATCAACTGTCTCATTGACTGCGGCCTTGAGACCAGCTGCATCAAATGCACGCGACCGTTCAGCCGAAAGACCAATACCCTCTCTGAACAGTCGAATTGCATCTACGGCACCGGGACCGGCCTCTGCTGCCGTGTTCACGAAGAACTCGTCAAAGTTACGCTTCAATTCACCGAGTGCAGTTTTTTCGTTTGGATCAGTCGATCCATTGATGCGTCTGGTTAGCATTTGGCGATATTTGACGGCTTCGCTGACCGAGAAATCCCTATCTTTTCCTTCAGCAAACGCATCAAGCCGCTTCCTAATTGGAGACGGAATGATGTCTTCAAAGTCATCTAGCGTCTGAGCAATGCGCGTTTGATATTTGTCAAACGGCAGTAAGGCGTCTGCCCCCGGTGCGGCCCTTGCTGCATTATAAGCATCGTCAATCTTCGCACCGAGTTCGCCGTAGGTTCCAGTTCCCTTTTTCACGCGAGGACCGATGGCCTCGATCACCTGAGAACCGACTTCATAAGGGAACATCGGCTCGCCGGGACGAGCTTTCTGTAAAGCAGAAGCAAGCTGACCTTGCTGCTGGGCGAACCGCTCAAGCAACGGATCACCGATACCTGCCAGCTGCGCCAAGTTTCTTTCAGTCTGGAACTGCCTTGGATCACGCGTAATCTGTCCACGCGTCGGGTCGATGCCAAGCCTCTCGAAGTCCTGACGGCGAACAATAGCCAGCGGATCAACAGCATTATCAGTTTTCAACTGCGCCTTAGCATCAGCAATGAGAAGGTCACGCGTCTCCTTTCCAAGTTTGCCAATGTCGAAAGTGAAGTCGATCTTCTGACCAGCTTGCTGGATCAGAGACATGATTTCAGCGTTAGAAGACCTGTTTGTGATTGGACGCATGGCAGCCGCAGCAAGCTGACCTGCGCCAGTAAAGCCACGAGCCGCGACACCAGCGGCCTCTGGCAAAACAGCGCCAACGCCAGCACCGAGGCCAGCTTGCAGCATTTTCTCGCCAACAGTGCCGGACGGAGCAAACTCAGCACCTGAACTTATCGCGCCACCAAGTGCGCCCATAGCCAGACGCGCTGGCAAGGTTGCCTGACCACCGGGGATCGCCATTGCTGGAATGGTAGCAGCAGCACCGCCACCCATGCGCCCCCAGTCAATACCCTGCTCGCTGCCACGACGCTGCTGGTATTCAGCGATCTGCTTGTTTACGTCAGCCGTGTATGCCTTGGCAGCCGTAGGATCGGAGGCCATCAGATACAACTGTTTCAGACCTTGACCAACATCCATTACGCCACGGGTAAAACTCTCACCGGGAGCCGTAATGTCGGGAGCAATCCCGCGACGGATCAGTTCTTCGCGCGTAAACAGTGGAGCAGGACCACCGGGAACTGGTTCTGGTCTTGGCGCAGGAAGGCCGTCTGCAAACGATCCGACTGGACCTGAACGGCGCTTCTTGTCTTCATCTGGATCATCTGCAAACGTAGCTTTCTGCGCCATTGTTGCGCTCCTTACTGCTGTTCTTCGTCTTGGCGACGCTGACCAAGGTTAATCGGCCTCATTCGACCCGTCGTCGTGTCTCTCACATAGTATTTGCCATCGATGCCAAGTCGAGCTTGGTCATACTTTGTGCCATCAATTTCGACGTTTTTAATCACGGGAGCCATGTTCTTTTTAGTGACAAGGTCCATCAGTCTTGAGATTTCAGGTTCACGCACATCAGGCACCGCCGCAGAAGCATTGAGCCCCTGCCTGATTGCGTTCTTCGTTTGTTGCTCAAAGTCAGTATTATACTTGCGGTAACTCTCCGTAAATTTTGACATACCAGCATCAATGATGCGCTGCCGTGCTTCTGGCGTAAGAACTTCGCCAGATTTAAACTGGTCAACAATGCTCTGTAGTCTTTCAGGCAGAGGGGTTGTGGATTTGATTTGTCCGGTTTCCGTAATGGACACAACGGAGCCTTCATCAAACAGCTTATACAGCTGTGTAATGAGCATAATATCCGATGGTCCGGTTCCGTCTTGAGCTAGGTTCATCATCGACCGGAAAGAAACTTGCTGATTTGCAAATGTTTCGGCTCGCGGCCTGTATTCCTTTTCAATCGAAGCTTCGCTCTTAAAGGCTTCCTGCTTGGCCTTCTCATTTTCTTTGTAAAGATCAGCCATCGTCTTGGTCAGGTCGCCACCCTGCGCCAACGAAGAACGAACAACATCCGGCGACAGATACGGCAGCTGGCTAAGGACACGCTGGAAGCCCATGCTGGCCTGCTGACCTGCTGCCCCACCATAACCTGCCTCGGAAACGGTTTGAGACGGTTCATATGGGGCTGCGGACGGAGCCGGTGCTGGACTTGGAGCAGCCGCCCCCGGAGCCATAGACGCCCCGGCAGCCACGGCAGGAGATGAGCCAGTCGGAGCAGGCGCACCCGCTCCACCAGCAGTACCACCGGCATATTGCTGGGCAATCTGCAACTGCTGGCGAACACCAGATGCATCAAGACCTAATTCTTCCATAGTTTTAATCTGACGCATCAGGTTTCCGATTTCCATCGCGGCCTGCCGCTGCTGCATAGCCAGCTGCTGCTGTTGCGCGGTAACCTGACCCTGCAGCTGCTGCTTCTGCATCGGGAACAGTTCATTCTGACGACGCAGTTGTTCCTGCTGGTTACGCACGGCAACCGCGCGCTGCAGCTGCATGTCGATATTTGGTCCGATGTTGCCCAGCTGCGCGAGAGCCTGCGCCCTCTGAGCAGGCATCTGCTTCTGACCGGCAGCAAGCAGCGTGGCGCCCAGCTGACCCAGCGTCGAGGCAGTCAGGCGGCGCTGCTCCTCGGGAGACAGCTGCTGCAGGATGTCGGTCTGACTACCAGCCGCAGGTGCGCCAGAAGGACCACCGAGCAGCCCGTACAAGGCAGACCCTGCGTCCTTTACACCGCCAAACAGGCCACCAAGAAAATCACCGTCTGCCATGATCCACCTATCTTAGAAGTCTGCGCCACCAAGAAGACCGCCAGTATTCGCCGCAGCCGTTCTTGCTTGTGCCTCTGGCGAGTTCATAATTGCTTGCACAATCGTGTCATACGGAGTGCCGGTTGCATAAAGGTTCGTCCAATAGTTTGCACCAGCAGTTTCAGCAGGGCGACCAAGAGAAGTTTCATACGTGCGCCCAAGCAGCGTTCCAAACGCCTGAAGATCAGCAGCAGACCTTCCACCAGTCGTACCGCCAACCGTCCCGCCAGTTGTACCACCAGTCGTGCCGCCGCTGATAACACCCGGCGTCGTGCTGGTGATGCTCCCAGTTCCGCCGGTCGTCGTTCCGCCAGAAAGCGCCGCAGTCTCGGCATCCGCACGGGCTTCATCCTTCGCGGCAGCCATACGCAGCCAGTCAGGAATTTGCACGTTTGCAATGTCCAAACGCTGCCGAGGCGCTGCGATCTGCTGGTAGGTCGGCGGGATGTCGGCAGGGTTGAACGCAGGGACCATCGACGGCAGCGCGGCCTGATAAGCCAGCGACTGCTGGAAGGCATTACGCGCCGCATCTGGAGACGAGAACTGCGAGAACGAAGGCATCGAGGCCGCACTCGGCATCTGCGTCATTGGATAGACAATGCCGCCGACATTCTGGGAACCAAACGGAACCTGACGGATGCCAGCTTGCACATTCTGCGACTGCGGCGTTGCAGCCTCGTTCGACCTCAGAATGTTTGCTCGAACCTCGTCCCAAGTCTCACTTCCACTTACAAGCAAGTCGCCCCAGTAATCCAGACCAGCCTGTTCTGCAGGACGACCAAACGTATTCATGTACATATTGTTGATGAGCGAATTAGCTTGCTCGCGTGTCACGCCGCCAGTCGTCGCGCCGCCAAGCAACCCGCCAACGGTTCCGCCGCCAGCCGTGCTGCCAGTTGCAGCGCCAGCAGTACCTCCGGTCGTCCCTCCACCAAGAAGCCCCTGCGCCTCGGCAGAATTGGCGATCAGATTGCGAACATCAGCCAAAGTCGCCTGACCAGACTGGATCACGTTTTCCCAGTAATTGACACCCGGCGTATCAGCGGGGCGCTTGAGGAGCGTGTCATAAAGTGCCGCGATATCGTCTCTGAGTGCCATCTTACAACCCCAACAATCCGGCGAAAATGTCATCTCGCCACTGACCACGATGAACAGGAGCCGCCGGTCCCGGTGTCCAAGTCTGCCTCGGTGCGCCTGCAGCCATTAGAGCATTGCCCAAACTGGCAAGACCGGCGATGTCTTTCGCCGTACCCTTATCCATGCTCCACCCAGTGTCGGGTTGAGGCAAGGGGCGAGATGTCAGCGCCATAGCACCCGCACCCGGCATCGAGTTTGGACCGACGCCACCCATCGGAGCCTGTCCGGCAAATTGTGCGCCCATTGGTTGCATAGGAGGCTCAAAAGACGGGCTATATGGACGCTCGGCATCAAACGGAACCTTGCTTCCTGCGCTTCCCATCAAACCACCGCCAAGCCGCTGACCAAGCCATCCGGTCCAACTGGTGATCGGATCGCTAACGGCAGACGCAAGCATCTCGCCAGCGTTCTGCGGTGCTGCACGGTTGCCAGAGTAGATCGACGCAGACCCATCAGCAGGAGCCGAGCCACCCATTTTCGCAGCAGCCCAATTCTTCAGGGTTCCAAAGTCCCATTCTCCAAACGGCGTACCCTGAAACTTCATCCCAGCGTTTGGGCCGACAGCCTTTGGAAAAGCTTCTGCAATCTTGGTGGATGGATCGCCTGTGTAAACTTGGGCAGCGCCCGACGGACCAAGGAACCAGCCAGCATAAACAGTGCCACCGGAGATCGGGACGCCAGCCTTCTCTAAGGTCGGAACGACATCGTTCTGCAGATGAAACTTTGCGGCCTGACTGCTGATTTCTGGATCATACTTTAGCGGACCAAGCTCCTTGGCTGATTTTCCGCCATAGAGGTCAGGGTTCATCCGCTTCAGAACGGAAGCAAGCGTGCCATCGGTAAACCCATACAGGCCACCGGCAGTCGTCGTCTTCGCCTGAGCAAGAGGGTTGCCCGAGCTTTCATTGCGGACAATGCGGCGTAGGATTTCCTCATACGTCATGTCGCTGCTTCTCGATCTCGCTGTTGATTATCGCCAACCGCCGCAACACTTCGGCTTTCCAATCTTCCGGCAGATTGTATATCCGTTTCCGGTTGTCATCTAGATAAGCCGTGCAGTTCCAGCAGTCGCGGCCTGTTTTCTCGCCTGCCTCATAACCCGGTGGCAGTTCAGCCCCGACTTCCTTGAGGTATTCAAATACCTGCTGCTCGGTCCAGCTTTGGATCGGCATGACATACTGGATGCCATCGACAACCTGCCCATGCACCGCCGTGGACTTGCGACGGTCATTGCCACGCTGCCCCTTCACCAGATACCGGATGCCGAGCCCCTTGCAGGCATTGTACAGCGGTATCCAGATGTTTGCCGCACAGCAGTCCAGATGCGACTGCATCAGTGGACCTTCGTTCCCAGTTATCAGTTTTCCGATCAGCGTGTTTTCAATCGGCAGAACGTCAACAGGCCAGCCACGTTCACGCACGTTGCCGGGCTGATCTGATTTTACATGGATGAAGTGAGGAAGACGCTTCTTCCACTTCTCCATGTATTCGACCATCTCAGGATACGCGGCTCCCGTGTCGAGCCATACCACATATGTGGTATCCCACCTTTCACGGTATAGATAAAGGCAGGCAAGGCTGTCCTTGCCACCTGAAAACTGGATTGCCGTGTCGATCACAGAGATGCCAGCGTCGATAGGATCGAGGCAGCCGAGGCAGCCGCGCCCAGCCCAGTCAGCAGGCCGGAACCAGAAGGACCGGGACCAGTCTGCGTATTTTGTTGTCCATACGGGGTCACGCCGAGAGCCTGCAACGGGATTTGCAACTGCGTAAGCGGGAACTGCTGCTGCTCGGTGTACGCCTGCCGCGCGGCTTCCAGTTCCGCCTGCTGCTGCTGCTGGATCGCAGACTGAGCAGCCAGCGCACCAGTCGCCCCGGTGAGGAAGGCTTCCTGACCAGCGCCAGCAAGTCCACCAAGGGTCTGTGCGCCAGTGAGGCCAAGGCCAGCGCCGGAAATACCTGCCGCCTGATTGAGACGCGCGGCCTCCATCTGGCGTTGAATGTCAGCCGAAGCCGCTGCCTGCGCCTGCGAATATCCCTGTGACATCAGGTTCGCAGCCAGCTGACCAGCCTGCTGCTGGGCTGCAGCGTTCACGATGCCCTCTTGGATCGCCTGCCGCGAGCCACCAAAAGCACGGGCTTTGATGGCGGCATCGGCGGCCTGATTGAGCCCGGTCAGGCGCTGCTGGTTCAGCGTATCCAACGATGTCTGCAGGACGGACTGGGTGTAGGGGTTCATGTAGGGCGACAGATCAGTGGAGGACAGCTGACCAGCCGATACCTCTGTCGGTTGATACCCGCCCGCCTGCGCTGCCATCTGCTGTGCGTAGGCATAGGCAGGCTGTGCCAGTGCGTAGTTATTAGCAATAGCACCGATGGTGCTGATCTGCCCCGGCGTCATCGAGGCGACCCGCTGGCCTTCATACGGACCCTGCAGGTTGCGGGAAACATCGTAAGCCGCAGCAAGATTGCGCTGCCCGGCTTCCTGCACCCACTGAGGGATTTCGGTCTTGTTAACGACCGTCTGTGTTCCACCGCCACCGCTCATGTCAGTTCCCTTTGGTAAACCGTATGCGTGGTCTTCCACCCATACTCAGGGTTGAACTTCTCCCAGCCTTTCCGGGCCGTCGCCTGCATGAAGTCACACTCCATTTCGCGGGCAAACTTCTCAACTTTCTTGTGCAACTTTAACACGGCCTTCATTTCACCGGCAGCAAGAAAGATATTCAGATACCGCTTCTGCGGACACTGGATAACCTCCGTCACAGCCATTCCACCGCTATTCCAGAACAGTTGGAACCGGCCTTCTTCCAACCCTTCAACAATGTCATGCAAGGCGAACGTGCCACCGCCATGCTCAAGCGCCTGCTCTAACCGCGCGATCATGTGTTCACGTTCAATCAATAGTTCGGCGCCCCCTGCTGGCCGAGCGGGATCGACTCAGTGTTCAGATTGCCGGAGTTATCGACCGTCACCTTCCAGACGCCGCCATCCGGGGCAAGCAAGAGGACGCCATCGACGGCCTCAAGTCTGCCAATCGACTGACTGAGAACCCGCTCCAGCAGGGAGAAGGAAAACCGGAAATACTCGCGATCATACCCAGCAGGCGGCGTCGGAAGATTAACGATCATCGGCCACCCCCCGGCACAATTTCCAGACGCATTTCACCGATGCTCCACTCGCCATCCTCGGTCGCAGCGATCTTCACACGGAAGTCTCTGCCTGTGACGCGCATGTCGGTGTAACCAGATGCACGCGGGTTGTATGGACCGCTCGTCGTCTCTGCAGCTTCTGGCGTGAACGATGAGAAGAAGGTCAACTGCGTGCTGTCGTAACCGTACCCGCTGTCCGTAATCGCCTGCCTGACGTGCGTGATCTGGTTGCCGTTCTGGATGTTGATGGAACCAGTCTCAGCATAGCGGCCAGTGGTGATCGGCGTGCCTGCCGCCGTCCACCCGCTCTCCTGCTGATAGATATCGTTCGCCTCGTCAGACGCCAGCGGATACTGAAACACACCAGAACCGCAAGCAGCCGTTCTGGTCATCGTGTCCGTGATGCTCCACCAGCTTTCCGCATAGTTAAAATAAACGGCGCGATCTGGGACAGCCGATCCTTCTGACGGATACCAGAACCATACTTCGGGGAAGATGTTGTTTTCGGAACCGTGCGTCCAGAGCGAGCCGACCTGCGGATCAACGTCGTCAAACACATAGGAACCAACTTCACACGGAAGCGGGCGGACGGTACCGCCGTCGTACAGGTAGAAGCTCTCACGGCCCATCCAAATGCAACGTCCAGAAAATGTTGCGAAGGCTTGCGGAGCGATCAGGCCGCAACCAAAGCCGATGCGCTCGATCTGATACACATACGGGAGGCCGATATATCGCATGAGCCATGCCTCGTCTTCCGTGAAGATCAGTGTACCTTCGCGGACAGGAGCAGCCATGACGATCTTGTTCTGGGTATCAAGGTCGAGATAGCCAGAGGTGTTTGTCGGATCAGCGTAATCCCAGTCCGTATAATCTTCGCGCGACGACCAAGCCACGCGGCGGGTGTTGCCACCAGCACCAATCAGAACAGCGTGGCGCTCGGGCGTAACGATGACGCCACGGTTGTTGATTGGCGGCAGTTCCGCAGCAACCGAAGTTGCAGTTCCGCCTGTTCCAGTGGTGTCTGTTCCGGCGCTTGAAAAAGTAAATGTAGTTAGAGACGGCGTGCTAATGATTGTATGCGTGCCGTTGAAACTGCCAACACTGTTCCCAGCAATGACAATTTGATTGCCGGCGGTAAACCCGTGATGGTTAACCGTCGTCACCGTCGCCACGTTAGAGACGCGGGCGATGCTGGTAACGGCAGAATAACCAACCGGCTCGGCATACTGCTCGTCGTGGTTCCAGTGAAGCAGACGACCATCTGACGAGGCTACCGCCAGAATGTCTCCCCCCCAGTTGTCGATGGTCCAAGAGAACGTCGGCAGGAAGCTCTGCGTCGGATCACGCGGGTACGTTGCGTCTGTGTCTTCGCCGTAGTACGTGTCGCCGTAGTCGCCCGTTCCAAACGCACCATATACCCCGACTTCAGCACCTGAAAACCCAACGGGAGTGATGTCGGTATACGTGGAGCCGTTCAGGACATACAACTTGTCTTCGCATCCGAGCGCACAATAAGTCGCCCCGTCCGTGCCTGCCCACGGGAAGATTTTGCGGACAGTGCTGTCGAGAGGCGTGTTAGTGATCCGCTGCCATCCGCCAACCGGAAGCAGTTTGCCAGCACGCCAACGGATCAGGTTTCCGTCCCAGTAGCGGCCTTTGACCTGCAACGGGGTGGCTGCCTTCACGATACCGGGCGGGATGTTGA